TTTTATTGCAATTGGAACTTGGAAATAATTTAATTCATTTGAACATATTGCACAAAGCGAAATTTATGATGATAAATGTAGACTTTATGTACCCTATTGGGTCAATATATTTAAGCGTAAATAATACAAATCCAAGTAAATGGTTTGGTGGTACTTGGGTATCTTGGGGGACTGGACGAGTTCCTGTAGGTGTTGATACAACACAAACTGAATTTAACGCCGTTGAGAAGACTGGCGGTAGCAAGTATTTACAATCGCATAAACACGAAGGATTAGCTTGGTGGGGAGACTTTGGTTCCCAATCAATTTCTTTAAATGCTGGTGGAGTAGGAGGATATAATCTTTCTTATACAGGAACTAACAGAGGTGGGAATGAAAAATATGCAATTCAAACCGCCAATGCAGGCGATGGTAACTCAGGCAACCTACAACCATACATTACTTGTTATATGTGGAAAAGAACAGCTTAATATATTGAATGTGATTGAAAACTTAAATACTAATATTTATGAAAATAAATAAAGATTTAGTAATTGAAGATACAAATAATAGTTTGAAAAATATTTCTGACAAAGTTGATAATAACATCTCCTTATTGACTCCTACCGTATTATATGATGGTGGAGTTAATGGGACTGTTGGAAATGTAACTCTTTCTGACAATTGGGAAAATTATTCTTATATAGAAGTTTTTTATCGTAGATTAGAATATGAAACAAACAGTGTTAGAAGTTCAACAGATTTAGTTAATGGTACAAGTTTTGTGCTAGAAGGAATGTGCTGCTTTCAAGGATATGGTAATGGTTTTTGGTGGGGATGGAAACAATTTAAATTCACAACTGGAAGTAAAACCGTTACTACATCCGTATGGGGTAATGCTTATGTTACTGGAAGTGGTCAAGGTGTAACAACACAAACAAGTTCTAGTTCAGATAATACCATTAGAATTATGAAAATATTAGGTTGGAAATAAAAGAGAGTCAATTTGCTTTTATAGCATAGAGGCTTATGGAAATTAATAGTGATTTTATAAAAAACATTAATAAAAATACAATTATAAATAGTGCTAACAAAACTATAGAAGATTGTATACCTGTTTTTACAACTTCAACAGATGCCAATGGGTGGTTTAAAGTAGAACAAAAAAATTATACAATGTGGTTTAAAAAGGGTACTCATACTGTTCAAATGACAGGAAATTCTTGGGGTGCTTGGCGTGTAAGTGTTTTACCAGTAGGGTTAACTGTTGATGGCAAAACTTTTGGAGCAGGATATGCTTCTTGTGGAGATGGTGCTATGAAATCTTCTATAGGAATGACTTCAGGAGAAATCAGGCTCAATAGATATTGGGGATATGGTTCTACAGTTTCTTTGGCTGTTGAATGGGGTTTTTGTATTTTTAAATTTAACTAGAATTTAGAATAAAAGGAGGAAACTATGAACGAATTTTTAACTTGGGAAGTTTTATTAACTTTCACTGGTTTAGTGACTACAACTTATATGGTTACTGAATTCACAAAAGAAATACCATTAATTAAAAAAATGCCAACTAAATATTGGAGTTATATTATAGCTTTAGTATTATTATTTGCTGTTAATTTAGTTACTGGAAGTTTTAAATATGAAGATATAGTTTTATATTTATTAAATGCAATTCCAGTTAGTTTATCAGCTAATGGTTTAAATAATTTTAATAATGGCAAGAAAAAGGAAGAAGCAGGGGTGCAAATTGAAGAAGGAATCGGAGACGATTCTGAAATTATCGAAGAAGACGTGTAAGAGCGTCTTCTCTTAATATAGAAAAGAAGGAGGATGAAAAAAATGGAAGAAAATATGAACATTGAAATGAATGAAGAATTATTACAAGATTTCAGAAATATGGAAAATGTTGAAGACGGAATACAAACAACTTTTAACGAAGATTCTCTTGAAGAAATGAATGACGAGTCTGTTGTTATTGAAAATGAGAATGAAGAAGAAGTTGAAGGTATTGGTGCTGTCGGATTTTCAATGAGAACAACTAAACCTAGTGGAAACTTAAATTTTATGACAACTAGCACAGGAGGTTGGTCTACTTGTATTAAGGGTTCTCCTAATGACCCTAATGCAACTGTGCTTAGTAATTGCGTAGGCTATGCAAGTTCGAGATTTAATGAGGTCATAAATTTAGCGAGAGGAACATCTGGTTGTACTTATAAGACATTAAACTGTAACGCAGAAAACTTCCCAGAAAGAGCTGCAGCAGCAGGATTACAAATGGGTTCTACTCCTAGACGTGGGGCTATAATTTGTTGGCAAAAAGGTTCTTTATCTAGTTCTGATGGTGCTGGACACGTTGAATTTGTTGAAAGAGTAGACTCTAATAATCAAATTTATGATTCTGCGTCTAATTATGGTGGAACAGCTTTTTATAATGTAACTAGAAATAATTCAAATGGTAGATGGGGATTAAATTCTCCATACGCTTTTAGATGTTTTATTTATTTACCAGCTGATGTTCAAGCTTGGGTAGACGGTTCATCACCAGCTCCATCACCAACTCCAAGTGATAAATATAATATTGGGGATAAAGTAGTTATTAATGGAGCTTTATATGTTAATTCAAATGCCGCTACTCCAGCAGGTTCAGTAAGTAATAAAGTAACAAACATTACAAGAAAGAATCCTGGAAGTGCACATCCATATAATACAACTGGTGATTTAGGTTGGATGGACGAAAGTTCTATTAGACCTTATGAAGAACCAAAACCTACTCCAACACCAACACCTGTATCTGAAAGAAAAGGTTTAGATATTTCTAGTTGGCAACAAGGAATTAGTTTTGATGCTATTAAAAATAGTGAATATAATCAATTTGTTATTTTACGTGGAGGATTCACTGGCTGGGGAACAGGAGTTTCTTATAATAAAGATAGCTGTTTTGAAGGATTTTATGCAGATGCTAAAGCCAGAGGAATTCCAGTAGGAGCATATTGGTATAGTTGTGCTAATACTTATGACAAAGGTGTTGCTGAAGCAAATTATTTCTATGAAAATTGCTTAAAAGGAAAACAATTTGAATATCCTGTTTATATGGATGTTGAAGATTCTCATTGGCAAGTTGGAAATAAAGATGGCGTTACAGCAGCAATCAAAGGTTTCTGTGAGACATTAGAAAACAAGAAATATTATGTAGGTATTTATGCTTCTGATATTTCTGGATTCCAAGAAAAGATGCACTTAGACCAACTAGGAGCTTATGATAAATGGGTTGCTAGATATGGTTCTAAACC